GTGAGTAATCCCCCTCGACGCCGCGACGCTCTTCTCCCCTTTCTCCGGAATCCTTTCTATATACCGGAACTTGTACTTCAGGGGACACTGCTCGTAGGTCCCCAACCGAGATAGGCTCCACGTCATTTGATTTAATCTCCACTTTCACCCAGTGTCCACTCTCATCATCCTGTCTTTGCAGAATCGCTGGAAGCGTGATAATTACACGAGGATCGTTTGTTTGTACTGCAACCATCAGATAGACTTCATTTGGTTCGGTCTCCCACGGTTCCAATTTAAGAATTCGTAGTTTCATGCACAACTCTCCAAATCTGCCCAATTGGGTCCAATGAATCCCTCCGACAAGACTGGTACGTCAAATCGGTCCTTATTCATGCATTCGCGCAGAATGCGCATACACTCCACTGCCCTATCCTTCGGCGCACTGATATTCACTTCATCGTGAACCGTAGCCATGAATACCTCGGGGCCGAGCCTTGCATCCCACCAATCGTTGATGCTCTCCTTAGTCTGGTCGGCTGCACTGCCTTGGATGAGATAATTCAGCAGCTTGTACGCAAAGTCCATCCACCGGCCATTCACCGTCTTGGAAGGCTCTACGTAGTAAATCCTTCCACCCCATGTCCTTATTGGCTGACCTGCTTTCCCACGGGCCTGTACATCGTCCATGAGATCCTTAACGCCAGGAAGGGCAGCAAGATATGAAGCTCGTATTTGATACGCTTCGTGATAGGGGCGTCCCAATTGACCGGAAAGACCAGTGACACCACTTCCGTAGATAAGTGAAAAACCGGTGATCTTAATATCCTTACGCGCATACAGGATCCCTATGATACTTTGTATCAGTTCCCTTGCCATCTGGTGAACGTCAAGGTTCGGATTCAGTCTGTACGCAGTACAGAGTTGTCCGTCTTCGAAGTGAGCCAAGATTCGTAACTCTTGCGAAGAAAAGTCTCGCTTGAGCCAGACGTGTCCTTCTTCAGGAAGGATATATCGTCTGAGTTGAGGGAGAGGATGAAGTCCCTCAGGAACTGAAAGGGAATCCCCTGTTGGGGTGATGAATTCGGTGGGGACGTTTTGAAAATTTGGAGAATCCGACGATAGTCTTCCGGTCTTAGTTCCTTTGTTTTTCTTGCCACGGTCCATCTCCCTTGCTTGTTTGACTTGGTTCCAGTTGGGGTGCAGTCTGCCGTCCGACCTTGAAAGGTCTAGCCATGGGTTCATGAAGACGTTTAGACAGGTGCTCAGTGCTCCTCGGTAATCGATCAGTGTTTTGACCTCAGGTATACAGATCTTAAGATTATCCCTAGCAAGCGATCGTTTTCTAGCTTTTTCAGTAAGTACCCATTCAGTAACCGCACCAGATGACTCAAGAGCATCAGCAAAAGACTCATCGTGATCAAGATCAGAAATGGCACAGCCAAGGCGCTGAGCAAGGCGTTCGGTAGCAATTTCCAAACAGCTCGTATATACGTTCGTATGATGTTGAAGCGTGTCTCTGTCAAGTCGGATGCCATGCTTCGTACCTCGCATCATTATAGGGAAGAGTTTGCGATCACGGTCGTAAGCAGCCTCCATGCCTTGCTCTACTATCTTTGGGTACAGAAGGTCAAATAACCTCCTAGTACGTACAACGTCGCCGATAGCGTAACGACCGACGAGATCCCCTGGAGCACGAGCAATGTAAGCCCCGAAGGTTGTGGGAGTCGCTTCTGGCACATTCGCCAGAATCCAATTCTTGAGCTCGTCCTGTTCTTGAGGAGCCATACCAAGATACCTATCTGCAGAAGGCTTGAGAGATAGAGTATTGGCATAAGGATCGTTAAGAAAGAGGAGGTACATCGTATCATGGAACCGTCTCCAGCAGTCTGGTAAATCCCATCTGAACATGGCATTGCAGAAGTAGTGCTCCCAAACGCTCAAGTCAAACCCGTCGTTGTGAAAGAGAAGCTCGCAACCACTATCTTTGAGCTTCTTAAGATACTTGTGGGCTACATCCCACGTGCAATTGTTTTCTGTTGGATGCCCCCATGCCATGTACTCAGGTTCTTGTCCGGGTACCCAGACTGCTAGACCTACTGGCTTTGGAGGGTTAAGAAGAGGATTACCTACGATCGCTTCAGTTTCAAAGTCGCAGGTAACAATGACTCTAGAATCCATCGACACCTTCCTTGTGGAAAAGGGGCCTCGGTTAGGAGGCCCTATTTCCAAACTGTACGCACTACATGATGCCCGATCACTTCACTCAGAGCTGAAGTGATAAACACTCTTTCTTATAGTCAGTACTTCCGACCCGCCTTCGGCTCAGCCGCTGGCTTGTCCGACTGCTGATTCTCTTCGTACGGAGTCATCAGCACAGTTCTTGCAGATTCGATTCGAGAGTCAATCGCGCCCAGAGCCTCGTTTTCAACGATGCCCTTGCAGGAGAACTTTACCTGAAACTGAGTTTTCATATCAGGCTCAGTTCTTACCTCAGTGATAACAGCCCATGGCGGACGCTGATACTGGCTGGCGATACTGTTGACGTAGTTCGCCCAGTTCTTACCACTGGTGACAGGAAGAGTGATCATGGCCATCTCGGCCTTAGCGATCTCATCCACCTTCTCCAATGCGTTCGCTGGGATTACGGCCAGTCGTCGGGCAGCCTTGCAAGCCTTCCCACGACCACCCTTGGGGTCCGACCCCCACTCGTTCATTGGGCATCCAGAGCAGGTCTCACTCTGTTTATCTGGTGAATCGTCGTGCGGCACCATGTCATCTCCAGTGAGAGACAGGGCAAAGCAGACAGGATTCTCCGGCTTGTTCGGATCAAAGGGTTTGTCGTAGTACCTGTTCTGAAAGGAGGCCACCAGAACTACTACATCCAGCTTGTTTTGCTGAATAGGCTGCCCCATGTACGAGATGATGCCACCGCGAACACTGATGATGGAAAGACTCGGGCGTTCTAAAGCGGCGACTTCCTTCGCGGAGGAAGCAAGTCGTTCCTCCCAGTTAACAATCTCAGTACCCATTACGAATTACCTCAGATTTTGGAAAGTGATATGTCGTCTACAGGGAATGCCTGCACGCCCGGGATTATGATTTTCTCCTCCCATCGGGCAGACACCGCGGTTTCTGTGAGTCGCCTTTGCAGAAGGTCAAACTCACCCGTGCTTCTGATGTGGTCGTAAAGCGCAGGCCAAGAGCTGACCTGAGGCTTTTGTTTCGTCTGAATGGTGGCTCGCATTTTGCGTCCACCGATGCTTGAAATCTTTTCTGCTCTAATCTGCTCGATTATGCTCTGCTTGAGAGCTTTCTCTTCCTTTTCGAGCGCGTCTACTTGATGCTGTAGAGCTAAACGTTCTTCTCTCTTGCTGAAGTACGAATCGACAAGAATGCCGAGATGTTCTGGAGACATGAGGGACCTACCTTGGGAATGGTATTAAGTATAATGCAGATAGGCCCGTGGAGCAAGGGTTATTTGCTCAAGCCTCTACCTCGATCTTGACTGGATGGAATGTATCGAATCCATCCTCTGCAAGATCGTTGTCGTCTAGTTTCTCCCATCCTGGAGAATAGATTCCCCAATTTCTCTGTCCATTTATGGGAGAATCTAGTAGAACTGTAGCGTCCACTAATTTCGTGATATAACCCGGTTCTCTTGGAATAATAGTTCCAAGAACTCCGAGAGGGATATTCCAAACACCCCCGGGAGGATGTGCCACCTTCCTCACTCGATCTCCCGGCTTTAGACTCATAGGAGTGTAGTCTCCTTAGGAGGGCGAATCTTAACGCAGACGTAAGTCTGACCGTGGAATTCAAAGTACCCTTTCCGTTCGCACCTCTCTTTGATCCGTTCAATTTCATTCAATCGGTCTAGAACTGCTAGACCGATACAAGAACAAAGAATCATAAGCCCCAGACTGAACAGTGCTACGAATTTCATTGCAGTAGCTCCTGGTAGAACTTCTCGCCGTGCTCCTTGATGATGCTTTCCTTCCGGCGCACGGTACCGAAAGTCTGCACTCTGGTGAACTTCTTGGCCGCGTTCACAGTCTTGTACTTCTCGAAGAAGACGAATCGACCTGTGTCGGAATTCCGAATGAGAACAAGGTCCCCATCGCGGATGTACTTTACTTCATCTTCCATTTGTCTTCTCCTGTACCCATTCAATTTCGTTCACCTTTTCGATCCAGTCAGCCATTGACTCGATATCTGGATAGAACTTCACGAAAGCCTCAGTCGTTATGAACGCTCCCATCGTGATCATCAAATCGTCGGCGGAAACCTTTCCAGCTTTCACGTCCTTTACCAGACTGAAGACTGCATGAGCTATGGCCAGATCAAAAGCCTTCTGAGACATCTCCTTGACGACAGTGAGATCGTTATTTCCATCTTCGCGAATTCCCTTGCGCATCATGCGCGCAAGAGCATGCATTTGAGGTGATTCAATCATCCCAACATCCTCTTAAGTTCGGCCAGTTTCTCAACCTTCGCGTGTACGCGCTGGACTACCTCCTCAATGACCCCAAGGGCGACCAGCGCTTGGTCTATTGCCTCAAGGTCCTGGTCTAGGGATGCATCGCCAGTGAGAGTTCCAATATTCACTTGACGAGCAGGCTCTGCTGGTGGTGGAGTGTCTGTTTTGCCGGCGCCCTTCTCTCCCCATCGGTACAAGCCACGGCCAACTCGGGTGACTTCTCCTTTGTTGACCATTCCGCTGATGGCAGCCTGGACAGCGAGTTTGTTGGCGCTTGGAACTCTCGCCATCGCCACCATAGAGATTTCGTCAACCGTGTGGGTCTTGTCAGGGTTCTCCCGCAGGAACCGTCTGGCTGCTCCGGCCGCTGTGTGGTCCTGTATCCGTTGATCTATGGCTTTCGCCGCTTCAACTGCAGGATCCACTTCAGGCGTCTTATAGACGATGTTTGGTTTTTCATGAACGTAGTTTTCCACAAATCCCTTCCTTTTTAAGTCTCTTAGGAGTTGTCTCCCTGCATTCACATCTGAGGGAGTAACAGAGACAGAGATGTATTCCTCCCCATTTGGAGAAATCAGCCTCGCGTGCTTTTTCCCTTGTTGGTATCTCCACCCGGCATTCTCAGCTTTCCGGATGACTTGCTCAAAATCCTTGTTGTGAGCCACATCACTCTTCCCGATCTTCATCCTTGTCAGGATCGCGGGACGCAAGCTCGTCCATGAGAACGTTGATCGTAATCTTCAGATTAGCGATCCTCTTGCGGATGTTCTCAATGTACTGCTCCGACATGTGCTTTCCCAAGTCGGCCAGAGTGTTCTCCAGTCCTTCCACTTGGTCGGAATGGTGCTTGATCTCATTAATCAAATGAGATGCCTCCATGTCCTGAAGGATGAACTCGTCACCCCGGTCGGACATGTAGGTCTTTGTTGTCTTGACTCTGATGTTCATTTCACCACCGTGCATCGTTCAATTTCCACCTGTACAATCCCCTCGGGATAGTCGTCGTTGTCGTAGCAACCGTCGTCCATCTGGACCATAACGGTTCCATCCTTGGTGCTGCCGATCACGACTCCCGTGGTACCCTCCAATCCTGCGTATGGATTGGCAATCAACTCAACGCATGTTCCAACTGGTATCATCCTACCTCCTTACCTTTATCTCCGCCCCTGCACGGACAATGCCCGTGAGGGCCGGGCCATAGAAGCCACTACCATTGGCTCCTTTCAAGTTGTACCCGACACCTGCCTCCAAGTACAGGTGCTCGCTGCGCCACACTGCGAGTGTGGATGCCTCAGTAACAGCATCCTCGGTGTATTTGTCAGAGCACGGCCAGCCCGCGAGGGGATGGGAAATGTGCTCAACCTCCACTTTGACGTGGGTCGGCAGCGCCGCACAGCCGGTCAGCAAGCTTACCGCGCACGCGAGAGCGATGGTTTTCATGTCTTCACCTCTATCTCAAAGTCGTAAAACACCGTTGCCCCGAGCTCTTGTATGGTTCGTGGTGGACCCCATGCATCCAACTCCTCCAGAATTGCCGTGTAGGCAGTGTCTGGTAGATTCTTTGGAATAGACACAGTCACACGAACCTTCAAGGTCCTCCCTTCGGACATGTTTACGTCTCCTCGATTAAAAGGTCCTGCACGCGATCGGCGCAGCCCATGTAGTAGACAATGTTGTCTGCATCCAGCCGGGCCGTTGCGCCGAGGTGAATTGCAGTCTGGGTGAAGAACGCTACAGCCTTGATGGCCAGCAAGTCTTCCGGTGTGAGCTCTCTAGCGAGCTTAAGCTTTCTCGTGGACATTGTAAGTCCCTCCTAAAAGGCTATCGTAACTCCAGGGCCAATGTTCTCTGCATGGCCATCCATTAATGGAAGAACATGCTTAGCCACAAGAGATGTGAGTTGGCTGTGGGTGAGCTTAAGTCGCAAAGCCACGAGCTCTGCTTGCTCATTCTTTATAATCCACTTAGGAGCGCCAAGACTCCTAAGTTGGCGCAATCTGCGCTTACGGTCTTCTACACTGATTTTGGACATTGTAAGTCCCTCCTACCTTGTTTATCTACATACCCAGTATAGCACTCCGCATAATCTTGCGTAATGTCAATTGCTCCCGGGGTTGCGGAGGGGTACACTGGTACCAACACTCGATCCGCTAAAAAGGAAGAGGGGAGCCCCGCTAGGAAACTCCCCTCTTCAAGATAGTCGGGCCGGTAGGTGGAAGCCCAACTAGCAACCATGATAGCAATCTAAAACGCAGATTGCAAGCTGGAGCATCGATGTCATCAGTGCCATTTCGCCGGTTTAAGATGCCGGGACTTGTTGCGACTCAATTCTTTCAAGCTACAAATGAACTGAACCAAGAGTTCATGTTATCAGATCTTAAGAGATCTGGTCTCGATCCAGAAGACTTAGAATCCTACGCTCCTTCTGGTCTACCTCTCCAAGAGGGAGCTCTGGCTGGATATGTAATCCCCTACTTCGACCTCAAAGGCAATCCTCTTACTACTGCTGGAGGGGAGCTTATCTTCTTCCGTAAGAGGATGAAGTACCCAGAGTTCTCCCGAGCACAGAGATACACACAGCCCTCGGCTGAGCAGAGTGCCAAGTACGGTCTTCCTCCGTTCCTACCATACATTCCACCCAAGACATTGGAGATACAAGGTGATACACTCATCTGTTGCGAGGGAGAAAAGAAGACAGTTTCCGTCATCAAATACCTCGGACTTCCCGCGTTTGGCATCGGTGGTGCTCAGATGTGGAGAGATCCAAGTGGTAGTGGAGGCGTCCATCCATGGATTAGAGAACTCGCAGCTATCAGAGGCATCTCTAAGTTCCTTATCATCCCAGATGGCGATGTACTTAGATACGATATATGCGCTGCATACGGAACTTTCGCGAACGCACTCGTGCAGAGCGGATACACAGTTGAGATTCTCAACCCATCCGGTAAGATCGACGACCTCATCCAGACGTGGGGGCCGGAAGCTAGAAATCTGTTCTTTTCTCTACCCAAGATTAATCCGCTCGACCTCGTACAAAGCCCTTCTAGTCTCATCACACGGTACAATCTCGCTTTCAAGCAGAATGAAAAGGGGGTAAAGACTCTATATCAGCACTCCTCAAATGTTACGAAGCTGATGCAAGAGCACTCTGCATTCCCCAAGATATGGAGAAATCTAGACACGAACCGGGTTATGATCGGCTCTGAGGAGGCCGTTCCTGATCATACAGAAATGCAGATAGCAAATTATTTCCAACATCACCTTGGAATGGACAAGGTCAATAAGAACGAAGTGCTGAAAGTCATCCAGTATCTGGCTAGAGAAAACGAGCGCAGCCCGTTCCTAGAGTATATTAAGAACCTACAATGGGATGGCGTACCTCGCCTTGAGGACTGGATGATTCGCCATTGGGGAGTATCTGACGGTGCCTTCGCTCGTGAAGTAGCGAAGAAATGGCTCATTTCTGCCTGTGCGCGTATGGCGAAGCCTGGAACTAAGATAGATTGGATGCTAATTGTCATTGGACCTCAAGGTACTGGCAAGACCTCTATGCCAGCAATTCTATTCAAAGGAAACTACACACCGATATATGGGGATCACAGCGATAAGGACTTCCATCTTCTCCTACACTCACGGCTCTGCACAGGAATTGACGAGCTCGATTCGTTCGGAAAGAAGGAGACAAGTACACTCAAAGCGCTCATAACTCGAAATGAAGATGCCTTCAGACCTCCTTACGGAGCAAGTGTTGAAAATTTCCCCCGACGGTTCACACTGTACGGGTGCGGAAATAGACATGAATTTCTACAACACGACCCCTCGGGGTATAGGAGATATGCCATTCTGGAAGTGGATCGACTACTTGATTTCGCAGGGTTGGAAATGGAGGTTGACCAGTTATGGGCGGAAGCATGGGCCGAATACTCAAGAGGAGGAGTACGATACTGGGAAATTGAGGGAGCTTCAGACAATGCCGAGAACTTCGTAATCGCTAACCCAATGGAGGAAGCTATTGAACAGTGGCTCTATTCAAAAATCGACGATAAAATTGGTGACGGACTCATAGATGGAGAGATATGGTTTACGATTCAAATGCTTTTGGGACACCTGGATATGGGGAAGATTGGTCCGAACTCTAGCGTGATGCGAGATATCCAAGGCATCCTTCATTCAAAAGGAGTAGAGAAAACGGCGAAATCGATACGTCATCCGAAAAATGGGAAAGTAGGAAAGTGGATGAAATGGAAGCCTGTAACTGATGTGTAACTGATTGTAACCAAATTGGTTACGCTCAAGTGCTTGAATTTAAAGGGGTCATTCGTGTTGTAACTAATGTAACCAATAAATCGAATACAGTATGCGTAAGAGTGAGTAGAAAATTTGGGGGAGCATAAAACATTGGTTACATCAGTTACGTTGGTTACAAAGCTCCTCTCGAATGGCCCCCTTGACGCTTGAGCGATGCTCGAAACCCTCGAAATTGAGCGTTGTGGGGAGCTCCACGCGAAATATTCCACTTTTAGTTCCGATCCTTCATATTCCATCCAAGAGTCAACGAACCGAGATTCCACGGACTCATATGAGGGGACACCTTATACATCCGCGCGAGTGCGCGCCCGCGCGTATACCACAACGCAGGCCCGAATGCAAGCAATCCAACATTAAGAATTTGTAATGTTCACGGCCTTGCGGAATGCTATAGTGTCTGCACTGGGAATTTCCCCGGTACTATGAAAGGTGAAACACATGGCTACGACAAATACTGCCCAGACCAAGAATGCCCCGAAGGCTGCTGCCCAGACCGCCGCTGCTCCGGCAGCCGAATCCAAGACGTTGCGCTTGCAGGTTGTGAAAAAGGACCTGAAATTCAAGGGCGCGCGGCAGGCGTGGTACGAGCGCCTGATTGCTGCCGACGGCAAGGAACAGAGCGCGGTGCTGGCCGACCTGGAAGCCAAGCGCCCTTCGGTCTACGGCAGCAAGTCCAAGCACGCGGGCAAGCCCGAGCCGGTTAGCGGTTGGGTCCGGTTCTTTGTGCGCAACGGGTATGTGAAGTTTGTCTAGGCAGGCACTGCGCTAGACACTGAAGGCCGAGGCAGTAATTGCCTCGGCCTTTATTACGATTTTAAAATGTTGCAATGCAACATGGAGCTCTCGGCAGCAACTGCCGAGACAGTAAACTCATATGAGTTATTTGTCCAAGACAATAGATGTCAAGGCAAGAATCAACAGTTACTGTCGTATGAATCTACTGCAGAGGCAGCGATTCGGGGAACGCGGAACGAAGGCCCCCGGAGGATCTTTAAAAGTAAAGGGTAAAGAAAAAGTACTCCACCCACGCAAGAATTTTCACTCTCTATCTCAGATATCTCTATCTCGAATATCGCATTCCTATGAATCCAATTCAGGGTACTCTTTCTCAGGGAACTCCACTCCCTTCCTCTTCTTTTCCCCAGTCCCTGAGTGCCGGGTACTCCACCTCATTCTCCACGTCGATATTCGGTCCGTAGAGGGATATCCCGTATTCCTCGAGCTCCGCAACGACGTTTCGTATAGTCTGCGCTTTGTTCTTCATTTCCTCTTCCCCCGAGCTTTGTACCTCGCTCTACAGATCATTCTCGACACGATCGCCACGCTGTCCATATCCAGGACAATTCTCTCCCCCGTACGTGCTTGTCGGAGGATGACCTCATTGCGGTCAATGGAGGCGTATACGTCGTACCCCAAGTACGTCTCCTTCACTTTTCTCTCCGAGCGATTAGGGCGAAAAGAAAGCAGAAAATCAAGACGAAGATTAGGAATCTAACCATCAATTCGGTCCCGAAGGGCTTTAATCTGATCATGTAGGTGTTTCTCCACCTTCTCCATGTAGCACCAGTCTCTGTAGACTAGTAGCCAGATGACAATGAAGCAACCGATGGCGAACCATGGGTGGTCCGACAGACAAGCCATACTGCCGAACACCGATAGTATGAGTACGGAATATAGGATCACTTAAATCTCCGAATTGCTTCCTCGGCAGCCGGGTCCCCCAATTGCCTGGAAGTCTTTTCTAGGTCCTCTACGGAGAGATCTCCCTCCTTGAGATCTCTCAGGTAGCGGTTCACTCGATTCTCGTAGTCTGCGTCTCTCACGCAGCCTTCTTCTCTTCGAGATCCAGCGCATCGAGGAAGTCCTTGAGGACCTTCTCCCGAAGCTCCGGGGCACGCATTACGAGCGTGCGCATGATCATGCCGGCCTTGTCGGCTCCGAACACGGCTCCCATGATGTCATGGTCGAAGATGAGCGTGTCGGCGCTGGGAATTTCGTTCGGAGCGTCGTCGTCCACTTCGAACACGATGTGGTGGGCCACCATCGTTCCCTTAAGGTCCAGCTTTTTGGCTTTGAAAGCCCGTTCGAGGAGCCGGCGAAAGGTTTCCTTACCGTCGACATTTCGCTGATCCTCAAATGCGAGATAATTCTTCATTTCTACCTCCAAAAGAGCCCCTACCCTTCTACTCAGGTAGGGGCCCCCAAGTTGCTTCAGGCCACCTTGTCTTCGGCGCCTTCGTCCTCGTCCTCGTCCTCGTCATCAGCCAGCATGGCGAGGAAGTCCTCGATGCTGTCCGGCAGGTCTTCCAGATCCTCTTCCGGGTCAGCCGGGCCGGCGATCTTGCGAATCTCCCCGAGGGTGATCAACTGGTCGTCCTTACCAACGAGCTGCTCGCGGGTGATCTTGCCGTCCTTCACGGCGTTGAGCAGGCCGGTCACGGAGATATTGCCGAAGGCGGCGTTCTGCTTGACCTCCGAATCCGTCTCCCCGAGAAGCTGGGCCAACTGGTGAACAGGCGTATTTTCCATTGTAGTCTCCTAACCCGTGATTTGAGAAGGATCGATGGGTACGGGTAGATAAACCCCATCGAACCGCACGAAAACGAATTCGGCCGTGGTGTGCACGACTGTGCCCCAGTGGCCATTGATACAGACCCTCATTTCTTTCTCCGTATGTGGCTCACAGTGCCTTTGACGAGATCAACGAAGATCTGATGGTAGTGATGCGCTTTTGGATTCTCACGAACCGCATACGTGATTGCAAGATACAGCGCCAGAATGTGACCCTCTGATACCAGAAGATAGAACGCGGCATAGAACTCTCCAGCGGTAAGAAATAGAGCGATCCAAGCTTCTTTTTCGGTCACGTTGGTGGGGAGCTTCATTTCAGTGTTTTCCCTTCAAACGTTCAGCCCTTTCCTCTTCAGGGGATAGCTCCTGAACGTTACCTTCATAGTCCGTTCTGAACGTTTGTTGAGCAACGGTGGAGGATCCGATTACTCCTTTGAGGATCCCTATCATCGCTTCACGGGGAACCGTTGATAGAGTGACGGATTTATCCCCGTCAGGATGTGGCATTAGGAAAATGAAGTTGACCGGATGGCCAATTACTTCGTTTACAGCTTTAGCGATTGCTGCTGCGAGTTCAGCATCAAGCCGATCGATCTGAGATCGTTCTTCTTTAGACACGATGTGCCTCCCTACCAGAACATATCCTACTTGCCATATTATAAAGTTCCCACTTGCGGAATGGTACCGCGATGTGTTACACTCCCGTTCCTATGAGTCAAGACCTCATACCGCTGACTGAAGAGCAGCCCAATTGGTCGCCGGAACTGGATCAGTTCCTGTCGGAACTCGCTCGTGGGGTCCGAGGATTCAATAAACCTCGCAAGCAGTCGGACAGGCAGAGATTCATTCTCGCAATGGCTGAGGCATTCGACATCATTGGTGGAGTCCCACGCCTCGCTCTTTGGGCCGACAAGAATGAAACAGAGTTCTATCGACTCTGCGGTCGCACGAACCAGTCAGTCATCTCCCAGACGAATATCAATGCGAACGGACCGGTCACCATTGTCTCGCCCATAGGACGTTCGGCATTAGACGAGGAAGAGCCCATTGAAGGAGAGTCCAGCGAGATTAAGAATCTCACGGGCGAAGAATGACCCTTCCACAAGAACTAGACATTCCTGGGCAAATACGGATTCCGTATAAGCCGAGGCCGCAGTTTGCCGGATTCCATTCCAGGAATCAAAGATTTGCCTGCATGATCGCTCACCGACGCGCGGGAAAGACTGTCGCGTGCGTCAATGAGCTTGTGGCTCGCGCTGTACATTCCAAGAAGAAGCGGCCTCGGTATGGATACATCGGCCCAATGCTCAAGCAGGCCAAGAAGATCGCTTGGGAGTATCTCAAGGAGTATACTCAGGGTCTTACTTTCAAAGTTTCAGAATCTGAGCTCTATGTTCGCCTCAAACACAACGGCGCGGAGATTTGCATATATGGAGCGGACAATCCCGACAGCTTCCGAGGGCAATACTTCGACGGAATCGTCCTTGACGAGTACGGGGACATGTCACCTTCAGTTTGGGGAAAAGTCCTTCTCCCAACCCTGCAGGACCGGAAAGGATGGGCCGTCTTCATCGGAACATTTAAGGGAAAGAATCACCTTTATCGAATCCATCGGCGAGCCCAAGGTCTCGACCTCCCTCCTGGAGAGAATCCTGAAACGTGGAAAGCCCGGTGGTTCCACTTCATACTGAAGGCTTCAGAATCAGGAATTCTACCAGAAAGCGAGTTGGCGATCGCAAGATCGGAACAGGATGAAGAAGAATATCAGCAGGAATACGAGTGTAACCCGAACGCGGCGATCAAGGGAACCTACTACGCGAAAGAAATCGCGAAACTCGAGCAGAAAGGACACATCTACAGCGAATTTGCTGAGTATGATCCAAACCTGCCGGTGAACGTCTTTACAGATTTGGGTCTGTATGACTCAACTGTGCTCATTTTCACCCAAGAGCACTCGGATGGTCATGCCTTCATAGATTGTTATGAGAACCACGGCCAGCGTCTTTCTCATTACTTTGACATTATGGAGGGGAAATCATACAAGTACGCGAACATTTGGCTTCCACATGATGCTAGAGCAGGAACTCTGCAGACTGGCGTCGCCACAGTTCAGCTCGCAATTGAGGAAGCTAGACGTTTAAACCGATATGATACGTCGGTTGAGAACTTGGTAAACATTTCGCCGAAACTTGACTTGCAGGATGGGATTAACGCAGCTCGCAAAGCTCTCCCAACCTGCTATTTCGGATCAAAGACAGAGGATTTAGTAGAGGCACTTCGGGCCTATAAACGTCAGTGGGACGAGGACAACAAGGTTTTCCGCGAAAAGCCTGACCACGACTGGTCAAGTCACTACGCGGACGCATTTAGATACTGGGCCATCTCTACTCGAGCTCTTGCCATTCCTGAGAAGCCGAAAGAAGAAAAGAAACTGATTCAAATTCCATCCCCGGAGCTGACTCTTGAGCTCCTCTACAGTCAGCGTCCTGTGCGACGTTTTGGAGAAAGAATGTGAGCAACGAAGATCTAGATAAGAAAGAGGAAGCATCTTCCAAGAAGACTCCTCAGCAGTGGGCGAAATATTGGACGAATCAGTTCTCCATTGCCAGAAAGAAGACGAAGAAATGGCATAAGGATGGAGAAAAGGTCATTGATCGCTTCCTTGGAAAACCTTACACGGGCGATCAGGTAGATTTTTGCGAAACGCAGCTGAATCTATTTTACTCGAACATCACGACTTTGAAGTCCATGTTGTTCGGACAGATCCCAAAGGTGGAGGTAGACCGTACTTTCGCTGACGCGAACGACGACACTGCTCGCGTCGCTGGAGAAATTGCGACCCGCATGTTGAACCAGGACATCCAGGATGCAGGAGACGATTACGCCACGACTTTACGCTCCGTTTTGGAGGATCGCCTACTTCCCGGCCTCGGAACTGCTAGGGTGGTTTATGACTTTTTGGAAGAGGAAATTGAAGTCCCGGCAGTAATGTCTGAAGATGGGATTACCGAGCTTGCTCCAGCATACAAGAAGCCGAAAATCACCCAGGAATGGGTAGATGAGGTCTACGTTCACTGGAAAGACGTCCTGTGGTCTCCTTGTCGTACTTACGCGGAGATGCGGTGGCGTGCTTTTCGCTCGTATATGGACTATAACGAGCTTGTGAAGCGGTTTGGAGAGGAAGTTGCGAAACAGATTCCTCTGAACGCTAAGAATCCGATGAATAAGAACACAGGTATCAGTGATCAGGACTCCGATCCTATCGCTGAGGCTGAAGTTTGGGAGATCTGGTGTAAGTCCACGCGAACTGTTTTCTGGTTTGTGGAGGGAATGGAATCAATTCTTGAGGAAAAGGAAGATTATCTGGAACTCGACGAGTTCTGGCCCGATCCCCCGCCGCTGATCGCCAATGCCACGACGTCAGAGTACATGCCTCGTCCTGACTACGCTCTTTCCCAAGACCTGTATCGGGAAATCGACGAGTTAGAAACTCGCATTACACTCCTCACGCGCGCATGTAAGGCAGTGGGTGTCTACGATAAATCGTGTGTGGCTGTCGCACGAATGCTTCAGGAAGGAGTAGAAAATCAACTCATTCCTGCAGACAACTGGGCTATGTTCGCCGAAAAGGGTGGAATGAAGGGGGTTGTGGACTGGCTGCCAATTGAGGAAGTGGCAGGGGTCGTGGAGATCCTCTCCAAGAAGCAAGCTGAGAAAATTCAGCAGCTTTATGAAGTCACTGGCATCGCTGATATTCTACGCGGAGCTAGCCAACCGTACGAGGCTGCTGCGACGTCAAAGGCTAAGGTCCAATTCGCTAGTATCAAGGTTCAGGCTCTTCAGGAGGAGTTTGCCAGATTCGCCTCGGATCTTCAGAGTAAGAAGTTGCAGATCATACAGAAGCACTTTCAGCCGGAGTGCATTCTGTATCAGTCCAATATCCAGCAATCTATGGACGGGCAGGACCAACAGCTTGTCCAGAACGCAATCGCTCTTCTGAAGAATCGCAACAAGGCTCGCTGGAGAGTACAGATCCGCCCAGAAACTCTGGCGATGGCGGACTACGCTCAGCTCAAGATTGATCGTGGAGAATACATCACTGCGTTGTCTACATTCATGCAGTCGGCGGCTCCGCTGGCGACTATGGATAAGCAGGTGGTGCCGATTCTCTTCCAGCTTCTGCAGTGGGGCCTTGCTGGATTCAAGGGAAGCAACCAGATTGAAGGAGTTATTGATCGCGCCATTGCGATGTATCAGAAGAAGGCCGATGCTCCGGAACAGGACAAGCCGGATCCTGAGATGATCAAGGCTCAGGCCAAGATGCAAGAGCTTCAGTTGAAGATGCAAATGGATCAACAGAGCCATCTGCAAGAGATGAAGCAGAAACAGGAAGAACATCGTGCTGAAATGATGCAGAATCAGCAGGAATTCCAGTTGCGCATGGCAGAGATGCAACAGGAATTCCAGATGAAGATGGCACAGCTTCTGGCTGAGGTTCAGGCACGTAAAGCTGAAATTGCTGATGACGCGGCTGCTCGGGAACACGAAGCAAAAATCGGTGCAGAAACACGAGAACACGAATTGGCTGTTGCGAAACAGATGCCAAAAGAGAGAAAGGAAAATGGCCAGTAGATTTCGTTACGATCGAGAGAAGGAATGTTTTGTTCTGAAGTCTGAGTCTTCAAGCGGAGTGATGATCATGCCTGATATCCCAGACTTTCAGTCACCAATTGATGGTAGAATAGTCCACGGGAGGAAAGGACTACGAGAACACAACAAGGAACACAACGTCACGAATGTGGCGGATTACAAGAACACTTGGGAATCGGCTGCGAAGGAAAGAGCGCGGGCGTATACTCCAGGTTCTAGTTACGACAGCAAACGTCGTAAAGAGCTCATTGCTAGGTCCATAGAACAACTTAGGAGACGATAAATGCCCGAACCAAAATCACGGTTGGAAGTCATTGAGGAACTCTTTGACAAGTCAGAGGCTGGAGAAGAGTTGAAGCCGATTGAGACTTCAGCCGAGGAAGTAGAACAATCGCAACAGTCTCAGGAATCCACTGAACAGAAGGTGGAGAAGACTGAAGAATCTGAGACTGTAGAGCAGAAAGAAGCCAAAGCCGAGACCACTGAAGTCAAAGAATCCAAGGAAGTAGTGGATGATAAGTCCAAGACCCCCGAGGTAACAGAGCAAGAAGCAGCGGCCAGAGCCGGTTCTGCTCCGATTTCGTGGAAACCTGAAGCGAAGGCAGCTTGGGAGGCTTTGCCACCGATTGTTCGGCAAGAGGTCACTCGTCGGGAGTTTGAAGCTCAACGAGCTATGACCTATTCTGCCGGAGCAAGGAAGTTCACACACGAATTCATGGAGGTCGTAAAGCCTTTTGACAATTTGATTCGTGCTCAGAACTCTACTCCGCTTCAGGCAGTCCGCAATTTGATGACCACTGCTGCGATGCTTACGACTGGCAACGCCAAACAGAAGGCTGACATCGTATCAGATATCTGTCTGAACTATGGCGTGGACATGCAGGAGCTCGATTCTGCTCTTGCGCTGGCGATCAAGAATCGACAGAACAATGCCACGAGACATTTGACTCCTCAGCAGATTCAAATGCTGAAGCCGGTATTCGACCGAGCCCGCCAAGCAGAGGAAATGGAAGCATCCAGGACCGAGCAGTATCAGGCTGCGGCTGACGAGACCATCCAGAAGATGTCTACAGATCCGAAGTATCCGTTCTTCAACGAACTTCAGGAAGACATCGCTGATATTCTTGAACTGAATTATCGCAGGGGCAAGAAGATCACCATTGAGGAGGCTTATGACAAAGCCACGAAGCTCCATGGCAAGGTCGCCAAGGCCGTTGAACAGAGAACAGATGCAGCCAGCGTGTCAAAGGCTGCCGCAACTCTGGCCAAAGCCCGACAGAGAGCTTCGGCGACTCGTGGTGCTCCGTCCAATGGTGGAAAGCCAATCACGACCCCCAAAACTCGCAGAGAAGCGATCGAAGCGGCCTTCGATGCGGATCGAACATAAAGTGCTTGCAATCCGTATCGAAGCTGTAGTAGCATTCGTTCCCGAAGCTGAGAAGCTAGAGTCTCCCATCTGCCACACAGAAGAGACTCCCAAGTTGCGAAGCTGGAACGCTTACATCAACTGAGGAGAAATTCAAGTGGCATTCCCAAATGTCTCAGACATTGTGGCGACTACCATCGAGTCTCGCACTGGCGAGCTCGCTGATAACGTCACGAAGAACAATGCCCTTCTCGCTCGACTGAAGCAACGCGGGAACATCAAGCCGTTTTCGGGCGGCTCGGTGATCTACGAAGAGCTCTCATTCGCGGAGAATGGCAACGCCGGATACTACTCCGGTTATGACCTGCTTCCGGTCGCTGCTCAGGACGTCCTGTCCGCTGCGCAGTATCAGATCAAGCAGGCGGCAGTTCCAGTCGTCATGTCCGGACTGGAAATGCTGATGAACGCCGGCAAGGAGCGAATCATCGACCTGATCGATGGTCGTATGGAAGTCGCCGAGGCCTCCCTGCTGAACCTGCTCGCTGGCGGCGTCTATGCCGACGGCACTGGGTCTGGGGGCAAGGAAATCACTGGCCTGAACGCTGCCGTGCCAGTGGATCCCACGACCGGAACCTACGGTGGCATCAACCGCGTGACCTGGACCTTCTGGCGCTCGAAGATTCGTGATACGTCTGGTATCACGGCTGCGACGATTCAGGGTGAGCTGAATTCGCTCTGGGCTCAGGTGGTGCGCGGCAAGGACCGTCCGGACTTCCTGGTGTCGGACAACACTCTGTGGTCGCTGTATATGTCGAGTCTTCAGGCTCAGCAGCGCTTCACTGGTGTTGATACCGCCAGCCTGGGATTCCCCAGCATCAAGTACATGGATGCTGACTACATCCTGGACGGCGGCATCGGTGGATTCTGCCCGGCTGGTACTCTGTTCATGCTGAACACGAAGTACCTGCGGTGGCGTCCACATTCGGCCCGCAACATGGTTCCGCTGTCGCCCAACAAGCGATACGCGATCAACCAGGATGCGGAAGTTCAGATCCTGGCTTGGGCTGGTAACCTGACGACCTCAGGTGCTCAGTTCCAGGCTCGTCTGGACAACAACTAAGGAGAACTGACATGACTTCAAAAGCTCTTGTTGGCGCTCCTATCGGTGCTAATGTGGATACCATCTACACTGGCACCACGACGAATGGCGAGAATGCGCCGATGCAACTGGGCACGGTGGTCAACGGAATCGACGGCACTCGGTACATCCTCGTTCAGGCAGGCGCGAGCCTGATGGCGAGCACGAAGGCACCGAATGCGATTGCGATCGACGAGGACTATCAGGCTCAGCTGATGACTTCGGCTCTCGCTGCGGCGGGTCATGGTCTGGGGTTTGCGCCTCAGGCTGTAATCGCAGACAATGCGTTCTTCTGGGCAAGAATCGGAGGCTCGAACTTCAATCATCGAGCCGCCGCTTCCACTGCAGCGGACACGTTCCTGCGAACGACCATCACCGCTGGTCGTCTGAGTGCAACGTCAACGGCTTCGGCTGTGGCCTTCCCTGCCGTATTGGTGGCTGCTGCCTCCGCGAGCACTTCAGCGGGTAACTCCGTTCGTGAAGTCCTTGCAGGCTCCATCGCCGCTGTGCGCTTGGGTCTGGCTTCCTTGCCGTAAAGGAACAAGGGGCCTCCGAAAGGAGGCCCCTATCTATGGAACAAGAACTCGCAATTCTGAAGGTAGAGCCTTCCTGCAACACTTCTGACAAGAAGTTGCTGGCCAATCTAAGGTCAGCCCAAGAGCGAGATCTTAAACCTTTCCCATTCAGTTCTATACAGATTGAAAGACCAATCTTCATCT